ATGGACAGCGAAACAGATGCTTTTTACATCAAGTCTGCAGATGCTTCGGGGATGCCTTTACCCCTTCGGGTTTTTGATTACAAGGAAAGAACAGCACAGCCACAGGCACAGCATCAACCATTAATGCAGACAGACCAGTTTGTCACATGGGAAGCATTAGAGCAGAGATTGGCGGAGATCATTAACGACAAGAAACCCACAGCAAAGAAGGAAGGTAAGTAGTTATGGCAAATCCTTTATTCAGCCTTCTTGGAGGACAGGGTGGCGGATTACCGCTTCCCGGCCCTCTCGGAAACATGGCGAATTTTATGAGTCAATTTAATCAGTTTAGAAACAGTTTTGCTGGCGATCCCAAACAACAGGTACAGCAGATGCTCAACAATGGACAGATGAGTCAGCAACAGTTTAATCAATTATCTCAACTTGCCACCCAAATCCAAAAGATGATGGGTGGTTTTTAGTTTTGCAAACAACCTTGCGCAGGGATGTTATATAAGTTATCACTAAAAGAATTCTGAAAGAAGGTATTTAAATGTCTTTAGCAGGAAACGAATGGGGGCCTGCCGATTTTGCGGCGGTCAACGGAAATGGTAATGGTTACGGAAGCGATGGCTTCGGTTCAGGTGCGTGGTGGCTTTTAGTTTTGTTCCTGTTTGCCTTTGCAGGCAACGGATGGGGCAATGGCTGGGGTGCTAACTCCGGTGGCGGCGGAGCAACCTATATTGGTGTTGACGGAGCCGTGCAGAGAGGCTTCGACCAGTCCGCAGTAATGGGCGGTATCAATGGGCTGAACGCTGGATTAAACGGAATCCAGCAGGCTTTATGTTCCGGCTTTGCTGGGGTCAATAACTCCGTAGCAAATGGTTTTGCACAGGCTGAAATCTCCGCAAATGCGAGACAGATGGCTGACATGAATCAGGCATTTGCTTTACAGAGCCAGCTGGCACAGTGCTGTTGCGATAATAGACTTGCAACCGCAAATTTAGCGAGTGTTATTCAGACCGAAAACTGTGCAGATAGACAGGCCATTTCCGATGGCATCAGAGATTTACTTGTAGCACAGAACAACGGAACGCAGAAGATCCTCGACCAGTTATGCGCGGACAAGATGGACGCAAAGAACGAGCGGATCGCTGACCTTGAAAGAAAGCTGACCATGGCAAATTTCGCCGCTTCGCAGGACACAAGGACTTCGCAGATTTTAGCGGACAACGCACGGCAGACAGCCACTTTAGAAGATTATCTCAACCCAGTGCCACGCCCGGCATATATGGTTCAGAACCCGAACTGTTGCCAGCAGAACGTTGGTTGCGGATGCGGTAACTTTTAGGGGGCGGTCACATGGCAGAATTTTTAGCAAATGAAATCCAAACCGTTGCACCGGGAAACCCGGTTGCACTTCGTACATCTATTGGATGTAACAAAGGATATGTTTATCACCGGCCGGAGTCCGGTGTTTTAATTCTGCGTGGCATCGTCAACAATCCGTGTTGCAACTTTGCCCGGTATCAAGCAACCTTCAATGGAAATATCGCGATCCCGGAATCCGGTACACCCGGCCCGATCGCGGTTGCTTTGTCTATTGATGGACAGCCGATACCGACCAGCAAAGCCATTGTAACACCAACGGAAGCAGATGCTTATTTTAATGTCACATCGACAGCAATTATTGATGTGCCGAGAGGGTGCTGTGTGAACGTTTCTGTTATGAACGTTTCCGAATCCCCAACACCTGCAACCACACCAGCCCCGACTATTAATGTGCAGAATTCCAACCTTGTTGTTTCAAGGATTGCGTAGGAGGTGATGTTATGGAATGCATGAAAGATTTAGAGAAGATGCTGGAAAAGCAGATTGAAACTATCGTTGCAAAAGGTGACATCACACCGGTCGAACTGGAAAACGTGTACAGGGCTGTTGATGTCATCAAAGATTTATACACCATCGAGGCCATGAAAGGCCCAGCAGAAGGCTATTCGCAGACCGGACCGAACTGGAATGGAAATAGCTATGGCGGGAATAGCTATGGCGGAAGATGGATGACCCCGGAAGAACGTTTTGCGAGAGGCGGTTACTCCGGTCAGTACTATGACCAAAACACTCATGGCGGTATGAGTTATGAGGACGGAAGAAACCGTGACAGTATGGGCAGATATTCCGGGCAGATGGAGTATGACGGATATAGCGGTAGAAGAGGCCGGTATTAGAGGCAGATGATATTGATAGGGGCGGTAAATCCGCCCCTGTTTTTTTGGAGGTGAAAAAATTGAGTGCAGGAATCACCAAGGGAACTATTGCAAGAACCATTTGCCTTGTCATTGCGTTGGCAAATCAGTTGCTGGCTATCTTTGGGAAATCCCCATTACCGATTGATGATGCGACAGTTGAATTGCTTGTCAGCACCATTGCAACACTTATCTTTTCTATCATTGCATGGTGGAAGAACAACGATTTTACCTATAACGCAAGATTGGCCGGGAAGTATCTTCGGGATCTAAAGGAAGTGGATGAAAAATGAAACCCGTTTCCTTTCTACAGACAGACCCGAAGTGGAGCGGTCAGAGTTATGCTGTCAAAGGTGAGCAAGCAACTATTGGAAGTGCTGGTTGTGGTCCCACCGCCGTGGCTATGGTCGTAGCGTCATTAAAGGATAAGACGGTCACACCATCCACAACAGCCAGTTGGATGCTATCGCATGGGTACAAGGCTTATAAAAGCGGTACTTACTACACCGGGATCACGGCTTGTCTCAAGGCTTATGGAATCGGGTGCAGACAGTTAAATCAGATAAACAACTACCACCACAAAGACCAGAAGAAACTTCGGGATTCTGTCAAGAATCATCTGCTGAATGGTCACTGGATTATCGCTTGCATGGGTCCGGGAAATTGGACACGCTCCGGGCATTTTGTCCTCGCTTGGGGAGCAGGGAGCGGTATCGTGTATGTCAACGATCCGGCAAGCACCAAGCAGAGCCGTACAGCAGGGAACCTTTCCACGTTTCTGACGGAAGCCAAATACTTTTGGCTTATTGAGACGGAAGCCACAAAAGAACCGACAAAGGAGGAAACAATGACGGAGAAAGATATTAGGCATCTGATTGATGAAACTTTGTCGGTCAGATTAAAAGGTCCGAACAGTATCGGGACAGAAGCCCTACAGGAAGAACACGCCGAAGCTGTTCGGTTGGGAATCACAGACGGAAGCAGACCACTTGGATATGCCACACGGGAAGAAGTAGCGGCGATGGTAGTGAGAGCGATCCGCGTCTTAAAAGGCGGTGATTTGCCTTGACAGAATGGGGAGTGTTTGGGGTCATTGTTGCCCTTGTGACGTTCGCCCTTGCCGTAGGTGCGCCGGTTCTCAAGCTCAACAAAAGCATTAACGTGCTGACGGTCAATGTGGAAAACCTCAAAGACCTGTTGGATGAGATGAAGAAGGACAACCGCCGGGCTCATCAGGATCTGCAAGATCAGATCGATGACCATGCGGAAAAAATCAGTGACATCCGGGAGGATGTGGCTGTGCTGAAGGCTGGCGGTAAAAGTGAATGACAGAGACTTGCTGACGATGTACCACCGCGAGATATACGGGGTAATGGAGTTGAACGGCATCGAAACCCCGGGAGAAGCGTTGGAGATCATTAAGCATGAAATGTATGCATCACTTGGACTTTTCGGAAAAAAGTCAGCTTACAAGTTGCCCGAAGATTTTTCTATTGAAGACTTTAGAGGGCAATTTAACAAAACGTTACAACATTTATAATTATCAATTACATCGTAATTAAAAAAATGTGCTTCATTTTTAGTTAGCCCCGGCGGAAGTCGGGGTTCTTTTTTTATTGTTGCGAAAATGGAAGAAAATGTTTATAACTACAAGGTACAATCTATCCACCCACCTAATTTAAATGCCTTAAATCGAAAATTAGAGCCTCATAATTTTTGGTTTTTGCGAAAAATTCCGAATAAATTTTTGTAAAAATATTTGGGAAATTTGGCAAATAAAACTTGACATTGTACGCAAATTAACGTATAATACAATTAAGAAATAAAGATAACCACTAAACAACAGGAGGAAAAAACAATGATGTACAACGGAACAGAATTAAAAGTTAAGGACATGAACGGAAATCAGAAAATCGCATACAGAAATGCTAAAAGGGCATTCGAATATGAATGCGGAGGTTGGTACAACTGCACATTAGATTATGATGCAGAAGAATGCAGAGAATACATTCCGGCAACGATTGAAGAAGCAAAAGATTTCATTTATGATGAAGCATTAAATAACGCTTACGGATCCGGTTACTGCGGTTACGGAAAGGCTCCGAAGGAAATGAGATTCGCTGGTGAAAGCTTCATCAGACAGGCGATTGACTTCTTCTTCGAAAGAGATGCTGACGGTGATGTTGCAGAAATCGCAGAAGTAATGGGGTGGTAATCACCCCGACCGTCAGCCGGTAGGAGTCCGGCTCTGATGAGCAAGAGCGAAACGGGTAAAAGTTTAGGAGGAAAGAAACAATGACACAGGAACAGAAAATGGCAATGTTCAATATCATGCTTGAACTGGAAAAGGAAGATGACAACGCAGTTAGAGCAGAGGGAGCCTTTAAGATGTTGGAGGCTCTGGGACTTGGTAGCGAATATATCAATTGGTCAATCGGCAAGTAGAGAACAGATAACAGGAGGATAAATAATGAATCAATACAATAAGGCAAAATATATCGGATGCGTTCATTGTGGGTGGGAGCATACGGAATTAGAATACGAATACCGTGGAAAGACATATTTTGTGACGAAGCATAACAATGGGTATTTTGACAAGTCACTAAAACAGCAACACGAAGAAGCCCAAAAGGATATTGATGCAAGGATAGAAGAAAACAACAAAGAACCTGCAAAATGGAAATATGAAGGGTCTGCACAAGAAGCATTTGATTTGTTTTGGGATTATGTCGAAAATGCAGAGTGACGGGGAGCAATCCCCGGTAATGCTACCGATGGCGGTCACAAGTCCGCAGTAGCAGAATAAAGATAACCAATAAACAACAGGAGGAACACGAAATGAAGAAATTTAGAAACTGGATGGAAGAACAGGCAGGAAAGCGGTTAGGATGGCAACCGCTGTTAGTTGGAAGCCGTGGCGGTCGGAACGTTTATGCGATCCGGTTCGAAGATGGAAGCGAAGAAGATTATTTCATCGACTTCGATGCAAAGCAACTGGAATTGGTTTAGGGGGTGACGAAATGAACAAAGTACAGTTCGGATTTAACCACATCGGAGAAGATGAACAGGAACAAATTGAACAGGCGCTGAATGACGGAAATGCAGTTTGCGTCATTCCGACCTGTATCGGTCATACAAGAGCGAAGATGGTAAAATACGATGCGGAATACATTTTTAAGATGGCAGGAGCAAAGATCGTACTGACAGAACACGCAATGTTTGACTACTGGGCATTAAGAAAGGGGTGCAACAGATGAAGTACTACAGCACACAAAGACCAATTGGGCCGGGATCTATCCCGATGAATGTGGTCATAAAAATCGTTAACTTTGACTACAGAAAGCCGGTACCCAAAATTGGGCGGCCGGCGTGGGGCTACGTTGTTTACGATAGAGAGTTGACCCAGCAGGAAGCAAGATCTTACGAATTGTTTGCCGAAAAATAATTTAAATAATTTGGAAAAAGCACTTGACTTTATACGCATATTAACGTATAATATAGTTAAGAAATGAGGGTAACACCAAACAAGGAGGAGCAAGCAATGAAGATGAGAATCGTAGCAAATGAAGGATATGTTTTCACTATTCAGACAATGGAAAACGGCAAATGGGAACAGAGACAGATCCACTTCGATGACCTTCGGAAGATGGTTCAGAAGAACTTCCCGAAAGAATGGAAAGCGTTCGTTACAACATTCAAAGGAAAATGCGATCAAGACGCGATCAACTGGTTTTACCACTACGGCGAAACACGGGAAATGAGAATCAAAGGTATCGCTTACGAATACGAAGCATAAGATAGGAGGGAAGGGGATGTACGAAACAGTAAAGACCGTGAAAGGTTACGAAATAAAGAGGGCAAAGGGAAGCAGAGGATTCTACTTTTTAACTCTTGAAGAAGGGAAGTATTACACAAAATATACAACCTTCAGAACCATCAAAGCGGCTGTTGAATTCATAAACACTGCATTATAAACCACCGGGGCGAAATCCCCGGGATCCAAACAAGAATAAAGAAACCAGTAGGAGGAACACACAATGAAGATTATGGGAATCGAAGTAAAAGGAATCAAGGAAGTAGCGGAAGCATCCAAGAGCATCAAGAGACGTCAGAGCATGGAGTTGTACTACAACATCAAGGAAGGCGAAGCGTTCGTTGGAAACGATGAACCGGATTCCCCATGGATCATGAAGGTTACCAGCCTTATCAGACCGAACACAGAAGAAGAAGTAGCAAGAGCGATCGCAAGAGCGATGATGGCTTAAGGGGGGCGAAACAAATGAGAAGAGCGGTTGTGTTTGATGCGGTAAGAGAAGGTTACGGGTTAGACCAGTTGAGAAACCCGATGACAGCAGGGGAATTAAAGGATATACTGGAAGGCCTTGAGGATGATGACATGATAGTGATGTCTCACGATGGAGGTTATACGTTCGGATCTATCACATTCAGCGGCGTTTGGGAAGAACGTGAGGGCGAAGATGGAACGGAGTTTCGGGCGATTGATGAGTGGTAGAAAATCAGATTGACACGATACCGCACGGCAGATATAATAAAGATGACCCATTGCGGAAGGTCATACCTCCGGGGTTATCTTTATTCTTGCCCGGCGGTTTGCCGGGTTTTTATTTTATAATAGGAGGATGACACATGAAGAAATTGCAGAAGATGAGGCTGTCGGCTGGGCTGTCTCAAAGCCAGCTGGCGCAGAAGGCCGGTGTTAGTGTGAGGACCTTGCAGGACTATGAACAGGGCCATACTGATTTTATGGGTGCTTCGATCAGAAGGGCGTTGAAGCTTGCACAGGCCTTAGGGTGCAGGATAGAAGATCTTATTGATTAGGGTGAGTGGTTTTCCACTCACTTTATTTTTTTTTGAAAAAAAGCAAGAAAAAACTTGACATTATACGCATATTAACGTATAATATAATCAAGAAATAAAGATAACCAATAAGGAGGAACACAAAATGAAGAGATACACAGAACAGCAATTATGGGCATTTGTAAACCGGGCAAACACTCGCGAAAAAGTTGCAACAGCAGAGGCTTGGTTACGGAGATACGCTTCAAAAGTGGATATGGAGATCCCACTGTATGACGATCTGATGAATACACTCGCTTACATCAGCAGAGAACTTTACCGGGAAGCAAGATGACAACAGCCCCCTCCGGGGGGCAACGATCAGAAACAAGAATAAAGATATGGAGGATGGAAAAATGAAGAAGACAGTTTCTGAAGTAAATGGATATGAAGTTAAGTTTGATGACCGGGAAGATGCTACAAACATTTATCCTTATTCAATCAAGTTTGGAGCCAAGTTAAGTGATGAATTCAATTTTAAGACGTTGAAATCTGCTGTTAAGTGGGCAGAAAAGCACTGACACAGACCCCGGAAGGGGTCTTTTCTATTTTCCATAAAAACCTATTAACACAGTATGTTAATATACATATTCAGACAGCAAAAACGCCACGCAAAAAGCCACGCCTAAATCGGCAAAATACGGCAAAATACGGCAGATAACTTACAATACTGTTAATCTTAACCATAAACTAAAAACCGCCGAAAGCGTTGAAATTCCAACGTTTTCAGCGGTTTTAATTTGGTCGGAGTGACGGGATTCGAACCCACGACCCCTTGACCCCCAGTTAAAGACAAGTTGGCTTAATACCAATGGTTCTTGGGCTGTGCGCCACGCCATCCGCCACGCTTGTTATTTTACAGATTGTTCAAGCGGTTGCTCATCAGATCCACCGGATCGCCTTTTCTGAAGGGCTTCGATGGCTTGAGCCGCATCCTCGAAAGACTCTTTTGAAGAGTGGGTGTATATCTTTGCGGTTATGGAAATATCGGAATGACCCATCAACTCCCGGGCCACGTTAATTGGAACCCCGGCGGCTTGAAGATCCGTGCAGTATGTGTGCCGGAGGCAATATGGTACTAGATCGTCTGCCACAGGATATGGGGGAACCAGTGCGCCCCGAAAAGTCTTACAGCCCATCTCGATATTCAGCTGGTGCGAAAAAGACTTCCATTGTTGTTTGATGCTGGTCTTTGTAAGGCGGTTGCCGTGGGCATTTGTGCAGACCAACTCGAACGGCCCGGAGCGGGCTTTTTCGAGATCAATTGCAAGTGCTTCGGGGATCGGAACCTTTCTAAATCCAGCATCACTTTTTGGAGGACCTATTGTGCCATCAGATTTTATTGCGCTGTCTACTGTCAAAACCATTGCTTTCAAGTCTACATTTCTCCATTGAAGAGCGGCGACTTCAGCAGGACGCAAACCACAGTAAAGCATGATTTTGTAAAATAGCCCGGCCCGATGTTTTTCACAGGTCCGAAGAATGTAGTGGCGTTCCTTTTCTGTGATTGCCCGCCGGGTATTTGACTTCCGACCTTTTGGGATCGTCACGCCCTCCGCAGGATTATCAAGTACAAGGCCGTTTTGTTTTGCGGTCCGAAACAGTTCAGCCATGATTACATAAATCATGTGGATATAGGAAGCAGACATTTCAGACTTTGAATTAAGTATGCGTTGAAGGTGCAACGGCTTTATGTCCTTGAGCCTCTGGTTTCCGATTTGAGAGACGATAATGCTTTTACCAACACTTTCTATAGTGTTGCACCATCCAGCACTGACAGATGGTCTTTTGTACGTTTCAATCCACAGATCGAACCACTCACGAACAAGGGTATTTTTCGTTACTCGAGTCCGGCCTTCTTCAAGGGCTTGCCTTTTAAGGACCATCTTTTCGATCACTTCACGTTCTGTTTTTCCGCGAACATAATACCGACGGCCTTCAAACGTGAATGAGCGTTTTATTTCCTTCATTTCATCCTCCTTGACATTTTTAGATGATGAATGATATAATAGCTATAACATCATTCAGCCCCGACCGGATTCGCCGGTGGGGCTTCTCCTTTCTAGAATCTACATCTCAACTCTACAACCTTTCCGATAATCGACACCGGGATCTCTTCGGCTTGTTCGCTTGAAAAAATGAATGGGTCATAACTCCTGTTGAGAGGAACCAGCATTATTCCGCCTTCCATCTTTTTAAGGCGTTTGCAAGTTGCGTCTTCTCCGTTGATTGATGCTATTACAATATCACCGGATTCTGCATCGTTTTGCTTTCTTACAATGACGGTGTCACCATCGTAGATTCTCGGCTCCATGGAATCACCTTTTATTCGAAGAGCGAAATAGTCGGCAGATTCGGATGCCTCACGATCTATCTCCTCATATCCAATAACTTCTTCGATGCGGTCGATTGGAACGCCAGCCGCGACCCTTCCAAGTACAGGGATCCTTTTTGTCTTTGGCTTCTCGTCATAGTCATCCAGCAACTCATTTGGAGATACTTTAAGGATGCGCGAAAGCTGGAGCAGTTTTTCTCGCTTTATATTTCGGACCCGGCCGGTTTCCCACTTGTTCACAGCCGCCCGATTCACTCCGAGAAGTTTACCCAATTCTTCTTGAGTCAGGCCCATTTCTTTGCGTTTCCTTTTAATAACGTCTCCTGTCATAGTAGCTTACCCTCCTTTCTGTATCTATATATTACCACATCTATAATAAGGAAGCAAGATTTTCGACACAAAAGTATCTAAAAAAGTCACAAAAGGGGTTGACTTTATCTAAAACATAAAGTATAATTAAAATATCCAATAAAGATACAAACACACGAAATGGAGGTGAAAAAGTGAATAAAAATCTACTTCGTGCAAAGATGGCGGAGTTCGGAGACACATACAAAAGCCTTGCGGAATATTTAGGGATCGCTCCGAGTACTCTTGCAAAGAAGGTCAACGAGTACAAGGGAACCCAATTCACGCAGGAAGAAATTTCGCGGATGAAGAATCTGTATAAATTGACGGACTCTGAAGTGGTTGCAATTTTTTTTGCGTAGGAAAGATCTAATTCAGATACAAGGAGATGAATGATGAATAAAAAAGATCTGAAAGAGGCACTAAAGACTTCAGCTGGTGGGTCAAGCATGATGACAACAGCACAGGTAATGGAGTTTTTAGGACGTGGAAAAACCTTTACGCAAGGATTCTTGAAGGGAGTCGATTATTATGGCGGAGATCGGCGTGGGAAGATGTACTTTATTGGAGACATCGCCGACAAGATTTTAGAAAACACCCGAATGGGTTAGGAAGAGAGGAGAATGAGAAATGATGTTATTAGGAATCATTGCAATAGTCGGGGCATCTTTCACGGCTGGAAGACTTTACGAGAACCGCAGGCAGGAACAGATGATTAGGAGGGCTCGGAGAAGAAAAGCGGCGAAGAGATACGCACAGCACCAGCAGATGAAGGATTTGCAATTCTTTGCAACAGTAAAGGCGGATGCTCCGGGTGAATGGAGATGAAGCCGTATTCATGCTTTGGGTATGAAGCGGTGAATGAAAATTACAAATTACGCGATGGACGTGAAGTGGTAGCGTTGAGGGAATCTTGCAAGCCGTTGGAAATAATGCAATGCCGGCGGCACTCAAATGCCGAAAAGGTATGCAGATTCTTCAAGACCCCGGCACAGTTCGAATCTGATGCAAAAGAGGCCGAAAGGCGGAATCTTGAGAGGAGGAAAGCGAATGGCAAGGCCGGAGAAGGAAGGGATTGATTATTATCCGCTGGAGGTTGGTGTGCTGAAGGAAAGGCGGATGCATTCGATGATAAAGAGATACGGATCTGATGCCGTTTCGGTTTTCATCCACATCTTAAATGAATGCTACAGCAACAAAGGGTACTATTTGATCCTTGACAGTGACTTTTACGACTTCGCTTCTGACATTCTTCTAATAACAGAAGAACGGCTGGATGAGATAATTGAGGCTCTTTGCGAAAAGGGATTCTTCACGATTATCGAATACGAAGGAAGGATAATATTGACTTCAGAAGGGATCCAGCAACGATTTCAGAACATCGTAAAGGGCTTGAGACGGAAAACACCTTTCAGCCCGATTAAGGAACTTTGGCTACTGGAAAATAACGAACACGATTTTACACGCAATAACCCCGAAAAAGTGGAGTTTCCTACATCGAAAACAGCGCAGAAACCACCTGAAAGTACACAAACAAAAACAAATAAAACAAAAGAAAAAGAAATAAAATCAAACAAAACAAAAGCAGATGATTCAGATGGTTTTAACAAACCTTTTTCAGATCAGATGGTGGAGATGATGAAGAGCGGCGGAGCGACCATTTACAAGAATACGAATGAGCGTATTAGGGAGATGGAAGCCAAGTACGACAGGCGTGCTATCAAAGAGGCTTTGGAAACTGCAATGAGCAAGCAAGGAGTTAGGAGTGTCATAAGCTACGCTAACACGATCTTGGAATCGTGGTCAAAAGGAAGCGGAAGCCCAAAGTGGGTTGAGGCTGAAGAAAAAAGGCTACAGGCAGAGAAGTCAGAATACATGAAGCCCGGCGCGATCGTCCGGCAATACATGAGATAAGTAATGGAATGGCTGAGCCACGCAAAGAACAGAAAGAGCAGAGTACAGTTGAGAAGCGAAGTGCAACAGCAATAACAAAAAAGGAGAAGCGAATGATGAGTGAAATTAACGAGATTATCAAGGTGAAGGATGGAGAAATCAAGCGGCTGTCGGAAGAATTGCAGACAGCAAGAGAAGAGGCCGATAACGTCAAGGCTGATTACGAACAGTTGAAAGGCGTGTTGTTCCAGCACGCGGAATACGCCGAAGAACGGCTGAAGTACAGGTCGATCTTTGACCGTTCCGAATACTTCATGTATTCCGGGAAATGGGCGGGAGCAACTGACCTGTTAGAGAAAGCCGGACTGTTAGATGAATATAACGGGAAGGGGTGGAAGTAATGGCATTGAGAACACTCTTTAAAATCCGGGAGGATTTGCTTACATTACTGGACAGCACCGACCCGGAAACAGGCGAATACTTGGCCGGTTACGATGAAATCCACGCTTTACAGATGGAGCGGGAAGAAAAGCGGAAGGCTGTTGCGATCTACATCAAGTCGCTGAAAGTTTTCCTTGAGGCACTCAAGAAAGCAAAAGAGGACTTGACAAAGAGAATCAAACAGACAGAAAAACGGATTGATTACCTTTCCGAGATGCTAAAAGCAGACCTTGAGGGGGAAAAAATCAACGAACCCGAAGTAGTGGTAAGATACCACACTACAAGAAATGTCGTTCAGATTTCAGAAGGCGTGAAGTTGCCGGATGAATTCATGAGAATCAAGGTTACTGAAGAGCCAAACAAAACGGCACTCAAAGAAGCCATTTTAGATGGCGAAATCATTGAAGGTGTTCAGTTGGTTGACAAAGTCAGCCTTGTAATCAAATAAAAAAGGAGAATGAATGATGTTACAGGAAAAGTTAATGAGGATCCAGCAGAAGCTGAAAGCCCCGAAGGGCAATCGCAATGAATTCGGGAAGTACAACTACAGAAGTTGCTCTGACATCTTGGAAGCGGTCAAGCCGTTCCTTGAAGCGGAAAAATGCACATTGGTTTTGAATGATGAAATCGAAACATACTTGGACAGGGTTTATGTCAAGGCAACAGCCATCTTGACGGATTGCGATCCGGAAAGTGATGAAATCGCAGGCATCCCGCATGAAGTTGGGCCGATTTGGTGTGAGGCGTATGCAAGAGAGCCGGAGGATAAGAAGGGAATGGATGCAAGTCAAATCACCGGCACGGCATCCAGTTATGCACGTAAATATGCACTCTGTGGCCTGTTTGCTATAGATGACTCGAAGCTGGAGCCAGTTTATGACGCTGACAGTAACGGACATGAGCAGACTACAGGTGGTAATGGGAATTATACAGACTCAAAGAAGAAAGGCGGCAATGTCCAGTACGCAACAGCTGAAGAAAAGGATGACATACGAAGATCATGCAAGGAAAACAATATCAACCTTGCGGAAGTTTTGAGAGCGGCTGGTGTGAGTGGACAAATGACAGCCCCGCAGTACGCAAAAGCAAAAGCCGTCATTAACAAGATGACGAAAGAGCAGGAAGGATAGTTTTGAACCGGCGAGGCGGCGGAAAGAATTGAACAGCATCGGCGGGGAATTGAATGGTAATGCTGGGAAATGATATGGAAGGCAATGGAATAGGACAGCGATGATTTGATGTGAAAAAGAGATGATTTGCCAAGCATAGCGACAGAGTGGATGCGAACGGAGAAGCGCAGTATTGGAACGGCAGTGCATCGCTTTGAAAGGAAAGGATATATCTACAGAATTAGGAGGCGACTATGAAACTTGATGATGCTTTAAAGAAAGCAGAACAGACAAGAAAAAAGATGTCTGAAGGGCGATACAAAGTTAGGCTTACTTTTATTGAGCCACTTTTGGGAAGCGCACCAAACACAGCAGAGATCTATAAGGACTATGTGGCGAGCAAGGCACCGGATGCGATGACAACGGAGCAGGAAGTTGAAGCATTCGGGGCGGATCAAGTAGAGGAAAGAGGAACCACGATTTTTACAAGAGATAAAGATGGAAATCCTGTAATTTGGGATTATCAGATTCGTGGATACTTTAAAGGCACTTGCGGAGCATTACAGAGAAGCAAAGGGAGAAAGACGAAGTTTCTTTCGTCCAGCATCAAAGCATACCACAAAGATATGTATGCAAAGGTATACGTGTTCCCGAGAATGATACGTATCAATCCGCCGGACGAATCCGAGGAAAAGATTGGAATCAATCAGAGACCACTACGGGCGAACACGGCACAGGGTGAAAGAGTTGCTCTTGCATCCAGCGAAGAGTTACCAGCAGGAAGTTGGTGCGATATTGAGATTTTATTACATGACAAAACAATTTGGCCGATGGTAATGGAGTGGCTGGACAATGGAGTGTTTTCTGGTCTAGGACAATGGCGTAACGCAAGTTACGGGAGGTTTGTCTATGAAATCATGGATGAATGATGGAGAGGCGGAATTTGTTATTCCGCTTCAGCCGGTCACAAAGAAGAACAGCCAGCGGATTTTGGTTAATAAGAGAACCGGGAGGCCGTTCATATCTCAATCCGAGACTTACAAATTATTTGAGAAGGCCTGTGGGTACTATATCCAGTGGGAAGAAAGCCCGATTGAGGAGCCGGTGAATTTAGAAATGGTCTATTACAGGAAGGACCGAAGGAGATGTGATTTAGCAAATCTCGAAGAGGCCACGCTTGACATACTGGTTAAGTATGGAGTGCTGAAAGATGACAACTACAACATCGTTGCAAGCATGGACGGAAGCAGAGTAGAGGTTGACAAGAAGAATCCTCGGACAGAAATAAGAATCACGCGAAAGGAGAAATGATGGGTTACAGAATGAGTGATGTTGAGGTTTATGAAACAAAGGACTATGACATATTCAAACGTCTTGCCGGGAACAGGTACACCAGTGAGAACAGAATTGAGAAGATCATCAAGTCTATAGGAGCGGTTGGGCGGCTGAACATTCCGATCTTGGTTAACGACAAGCTGGAGGTCATTGATGGGCAGAACAGACTAGAAGCGTTCAGAAGAATGTCCTTGCCGGTGATGTTTATTATGCAGAAAAATCTCGGAGTGGATGCCTGCATTGAAATGAACAAGAACCACAGCCCATGGACAGTTGACGATTATGTTGACGGCTTTTGCGATCAGAACAACGAGAATTATATAAGGCTCCGGGAACTGCATGAAAAGTACAAATTATCCTATGCAAAGATAGATGCGGAGATAAACCGGAGAGCGAATTGCAGAACACCGGGGACCGGGCTTAAAAGTGGGAAGCTGGTCATGACGGAAGCAGACAAGAAATACTTGGAGAAAAGATTTACGTTGATAAACGACTTCTTGAGTTGCTTCCCGGAAAGAAGAAGAAACAGCCGTGCATACTTTGATGCCGCCCGATTTATTACAAGGCAGGAAGATGTTGATTTGAACTTTTTGATGAAACGAATCATTAAGACACCGGCAGAAACATTTGAAAACTTCCAAGATGAAGCCGCGATTCTTACATTGGCTTCAAACATTTACAACGCAAAGAATGGTGGGCGTGAAGTAATCATCTTTCAGAGTCGGCATGAGGAAGAGAAGTACAGGAAGAAGTACGGAAAGAAAGCATAAAGAGAAAGGAGAACAGGCAGATGAATAGTGTTGCATTGGTAGGAAGATTAACAAGAGATCCCGAAGTGAGGGAGACAGCAAATGGCAATAAGGTTGCGAATTTCACGATCGCAGTTGACAGGTCTCTTGCAAAAGGTGAGGAAAAACAGACGGACTTTCCGAGAATCGTTTGCTTTGGGAAAACCGCAGACAATGTTGAAAGGTATATCACAAAAGGCAGACAGGTTGCAATCCAAGGAAGGATTCAGACGGGATCTTATACCAAACAGGATGGAGCGAAAGTCTTTACAACAAATGTAGTTGCGGACCGGGTTGAATTCCTTGGAGGAAAATCCGAAGAAGGAAACGGCAGAAGCCAGTATGAAGGATTCCACGAATGGACGGATGATTCCGATGATATCCCGTTCTAAACGAAAGGAAGGTAGAGATGGCTAAATGGCTTACAAGAGGGGAAAGGGAGCGGATCCATGTTTCTTCCTATTTCCCCGACTACCTTCGGGCATGGTGTGACGATCCGAAGAACATCTTGAACAGAGAGCAGAAAAGACTTTTCAGGACAGCATCTACTTTGATGGAAAAGGTCATTATTGATTTGGTGAGTGGCCTCGATCCGGATTATGCGAAGAAGTTGAGAAGCGACATAGAAAATTATGATTTGCACATGGAACCAAAACGAGTAACAACAAGGCCCGAAGAAGTCAGATTAAACAGAGACGATTTTTACGAAATCGTGGCAAGAGCAATTGTTTACTCTTGCAGAAAGCAGGCAGACGGAAGCAAGTGCGAACATAAAGGCAATTACAAAAGATGCTTTTTTTATCAAGCGTTGATAAACACAGCAAGCCCGGTATTCGATCCGGAAAGAGAAAAGGATTGCCCATACAGAATTGAATAAAAGGATCCCGGTGCGTGTCGGGTGCGGGAGGTCATCAGACTATAGATTCTTGAATATCCTCCTTATTGTTGAAACCATATAAAGATGGCCGACCGCACTATCACCCCCTTTTCATACTAGTGGGTGCGGGAAATGCGACCCGTACCCGATGCGCATCGGGAAGATGGTTACATTTTGTAACCAACAGAGAGGAGACACAATGAACGGAAAACCCATATTGATTTACAACGATCATGTAGTAGAAGCGTTCAGAGCTGGAAAGCCGCTTTACATGATTGATTTTAACGAGGCAGACCAGCGCAATATCTGCAAGAGAGTCACGCATGGCTCAATGCTTTCAAAGAAAAATCTTGCGGACAAGAAGATCTTTTACGCAATGATGATGGAGGAATAAAGATGAAGAAGTTGATAATGATACCGCTGTTGGTGTTGATGGTTTTTACAGCCATCACACCAGTATCGGCGGAATGGACACCGATGCAAGTAAAAGCCAATCAGATCGCTACAATTGCTCGCACTATGGGACTCATGGAAAACAACCCGATAATAGTGGAAGCAAGCCGGATTTGGTGGATGGAACAACAGGCAGTGGAACAGACAGAAGCAGAAGCAAAAGCCGAATTCCTTCAGTCCTACCACACCGAAGCGGTCATGATGGCGAAGGTCATGTATTGCGAAGCAAAGGGAATCAGTAGCAAACGGGAGCTGTCAATGATTGCTTGGACGATTCTGAACAGATTTGACAACGGCGGTTTCGGGCCAACGATCCCGGCTATCATCACGGCAAGAAACCAATTTGCTTACAGCCGGAACGCTCCAACGGTCAACCAGTGCGGAATTGACTTATTATCACTTGCGGAAGATGTCCTTTTAAGATGGCAAGCCGAAAGAGAAGGCGAAGTGAATGTAGGACGTACATTGCCGAAGAATTACTGCTTTTACTGGGGCGATGGTCATCACAATTATTTCCGCACTTCAGACAGGGGCAAGGGGTATTTGTGGTTTGAAGGGTATGGCGATCCGTATGAGTAAAAAAGATATAGCGGAAATATTTAAGGCTTATGGAGATACAAGAGTTATTCAATGGCCCTTTGAATGTGGAGAGTCAGAAACGTGTGTTGGACTACTGGATTACTATTATATGCAATGGTTTATCCACGAACTGGAAAAGAGCATTCTATATGGAGGAATAACAACATGAGCAATTTGTTAAGACGAACATTATTTCCAACCGAAGAAGAACTTGCGGAAGATCTCCGAAAGGCCAAAGAAGAAATAAGAAAGGCAGTCGAAGAAAGGTGTTGTTCCGTATGCACTCACTTCTACGATTATTCCACAGGGATTTATACGAACTACGGATGCGATCTTGGAGATGATTACAATGATACAGCCATTTTGAGAATTGGACGTGGAAAATGCGACAGATGGGAAGAAAAAACGTTTGAATGGGACGGCGATTCGTACCAATGAAAACCTATCAGATGTGGAGCGGTGGCAAAGATTCAACCGCATCAATAATACTGGAACATATTCATGGCTTGCCGAAATCGGAAATTGTGTTTTGCGAGGTTATGTTTGACATCAAGAAAGGAATTAGCGGCGAGGATCCGGAACACATTGAATTCATCCATTCGGTAGCAATCCCAAAATTCAAGGAATGGGGATATGATGTTACGGTTTTGAGAGACGAAAAAGATTACAAACAAATCTTTTACAGACCAGTTTCGGAGAGAACAAAGCATAAAGAAAGGATTGGAAGGCCGAGAGGATTTGTTTTAGGTGGACTCTGTACAGTGAAGCGAGAATTAAAACTTGCCCCAATAGACAGGCTTACAAAGAAGTATAAAAAAGAAGGATATGCACAAATCATCGGTATCGCAGTAGACGAACCAGAACGCCTTGCACGGCTAAAAGGAAATGATTATTCACTACTTGAGCGATATGGATACACGGAAAAAATGTGTCGGGATCTATGTAAAGAGAAAGGACTACTATCACCAATCTATGATAGTAGTACGAGGGGGGGTGTTGGTTTTGCCCTAACGCAAGAATCAAAGAGTTTGCGAAACTCAAGCAGACGCACCCGGAGTATTGGGAAGAACTCCGCATAATGTCTTGCACTCCAAACCTAATTTCGTATGGGTTTAAATGGGGAAAGACTTTTTCGGAAATCGACAAGGAAGTTGATGAATACATAGAAGCCGAAAAGGCACAGATATCTATATGGGATTTGTAGCAGAAAGGATGATGTTGATGGATAGAGTATACCACGAAATCGAAAAGGAAGATTATGAAAGGCTTGCAAGAATGAAGCCGGAAGACAGGAATGATGAGTTGTACAAAAGATGCCCGAGCTGTATCAAATGGGGATATGGACTTTATGGAAAAGGTCTTGTTGAGAAGGATGGTAAACACTATATCTATTACGTTTGTGGTGATTCTTGCGATTAAAGAAATTGCTCGAGAATTAAAGATAGAAAGGAGAAATGATGACAGGACTTGAATTGTTGAAAGAGGAAATGCGAAAGCGAGGAGCGAACAAGGCAATGATTGAGTCGAAAACCTTGCCGATGGTTCTTGACATCGTTGCGGAAACCGGGAATGTCTACACGGATTATAAAGAGCAGGATGACAGGCTTGAGGAGAAGAGACTAAACCTCAACAGACAGAGTTATATGCTTGACAACAGAAGAAGAAGGATTGAATTGGATGAGAAGGATCTCGAGGAATCCGTCAAGGCATTCAACAAAGAAGCAAAAGCATACATTGAAAATTTCCTTCAAGAATTGAAACAGTGTGAAACGGCAGAAGGAAGAGACAGGATGCGGATCGCACAAACATTTGTGAACAGTGTCGATGTCAATACAAAGTATGACAACACGGCTTTTATCATAGGGCTTGCGAGTATCATGGCAAATGGTTCTTTTGGAGCGATAGATGAGCTTAAGAAAATCAATCCACAATTATACAGAACCAAAAACCGAGATATAAATGGATGGGAAATTATTTAAGGAGGATCTGATGAAAAACCAGCGGCAGAAAATCCTTGCTTACATGAAAAAGCATAAATCAATAACTCGGAGAGAAGCGGCGTTCCTCGGAATTATGGAACTGTCAAGCAGGATCATTGAGTTGAGAGAGAGAGACGGCGTGAAAATAAACAGCGAGTGGGTTGATGTTGTTTCGAGTAGCGGGGAAAAAATAAGGGTCAAAAAATACTGGTTGGAGGATGAATAATGTTTGACCTTGGCATGAAAGAAAAGCAGTGGGAAATATGGGAGTGTACAAAATGTGTTTTACATTCAACAAAGCCGAAAAAAGGGCGGTGGGTGCCTGTAACGAACGGAAGAGGTGGAAACGAATGTAGCGTCTGTCATAGTTATGCACCATCTTACAAGAATGGAGATGAACATTTATCGGCATATTGCCCG